GCACGAATTGGCAAAACGCGATCATACGGCAAGTATTCACCTTCCTCCTCGAGGCGTGCAATATACTCTCGGGCAACCATAGACATTGGTGCCTTCGACGAGTACTGCAGAGACCCCACAGCAGGATACTGAACTCTTGCCGGTTTGAAATTTCTTCGGTTTTCCTCATTGGCATACTTACCACCGTGACTTGTATACAACTCATTAGTCTGTATTGCAACAAACTTCTGAGCATCACGGTAGCTGACAAAGTGCCCGTCTTCGAGGCCCAGTTCAACACGGTCAAGCGCCGTGGCTGTGCCGTACATGGATTCAAAAGCAGTCCATGCGAGCTCATTGTCATTCTTGTAGGCACCCCAATCGCGGGGGCTACAGGTAAGCGTCCATCGAGGAATCTTAGCAACGGGTACATCAGTCTTTATGAGACTGGCGAGACGGTTACGCATGCTGCCTGGGACACTAGCCATCTTTCCCGTAGATGGATGTCCCAGACCGCCAAGCTCAACAGGCAGCTGCGGCCACCTGCCAAGACGACGCGCCTTGGCACGAGCGTCTCGCCAAAGGACACGACAAGCACGATCCATTCGTTTCCAAATGAATGTGTCGAAGTGTTTCGTGTCCATTGTACCAATACCGTCCTTTGCGAGCGACTTAAGAGGAACCGGTTCGAACATCCTATCTTCCTTGAACTCCGGAAGGTAGTAGATCTCACAGAAGAGCAATCCTCTGTGCCCGATAAAGGTCTTCTTCTTATGAAGCCCGCTCCCTATGATCGTTACTCTGCGATCATAGTTATCCACCGTTTCTGGCATGCACGCCGAAGCCACGTCATCACCGCAGATGACGGTCTTCAAGCCCAAAGGCTTTGCACACCATCCATTCAACAAGCTAAGAATGGTAAACGAGCACGGAGTGCCCATCAGGATCCCCCGGACCAAGGGAACCAAGACCGCAACGGTCTTCCCATCCGAATCCTGAACAGACTCGAAACGCTGGACTGCCCACGCCCTCTTACGAGGTGGCAACTCGACAAGCTTATACTTGACATGATGCAGTTTGTGGCCGACGCCAAGCGTCTCAGCCATCAAACGGACTACGTTGGTGTCCAAACCAGCGCGCTCCAGGCCGCGAAGCACGGCCCGGACTGCATCATGGGCAAACCCATCTGTTGCCTTGGTGAGATCTGCGCTAACGTAGACCTCACCCCTCGCAAGACCCATCTTTCTGGTCAGCTCCGTTTTAGAAACGGAATCAGCTCCGAAGAGCCGATCGTCAGATTGCTTAACAGCATTCCAGACTATCTGCCGGCAAACATCACCAGCAGCAAAGAGGGACGCGGGAGGGACGGTAATTATCCTACACTTATCTCCTTGCTCGCCGATACCGGTTGCGTTGTGAACGCAATTGGCGTGGTCTCGTGCGAACTGCTCAACCATGCGCGCGGACGAAAGCGCGCGAGCAGAACGCTCGTATTCAATGAGACCCCCGTCAAAACCGGGCTCGGCATCAGCCTGTCGCCAGAGTGCCCTGCTATAAGCAGGTGCCCCAGGAAGTCGATCCAATGGAGGATCCACGCCAAGAAAGGCAGGATCCATCGCACACTGGTTAATGTGCCCATTGTAACCGCCAGAGGCCTTGCTGCACTCGCCGACAGCGTGGTTGGAGATAGGAGAGGATACGTTGTAACATTTCTTCCCAAACTTATTACGGGTCAAAGCATAGACGTATTGCTCAATCTGGTCACACACGCCCTGTGGGACCGTACGTCTATCCGTAATAAGATCAAGGTGAGCTGCCATAGCAGCAGAGACTTCACTTGCATCTGGCTTTGGCAAAGCCCGAGCGAATCTGGTAAAGGCCAGTCCGCTCAGGATATCTTTATCCATGCAAGTCCGGAGCCATCTCTGCAGTCTAAATGGTATTCCGTTGACCAACTCGGGCCGCACCTCAGACAAGCCATAGCCTCTGAGAGACACCGCCAAGTCCTTCAACTTGGTCATAGTGCTGTGCGCCCCACAACGAGCGAGATCTCGCTTGAGCCAGGAACGGAATACCCAACAGCCACGCTGGGAAGAAATACCGAAAGAAATAAAACCAAGGAAGAGGGCCTGCCAAACCGCATCCTCGCGGGATACGGCGGCCTTACAGCTAGAAGATTTGACTCTTCTAGGCTGCTTACCCTTCCTTACATGATCGCGGCCTTCGCCGGGGACGTCCTTCCTTGTACCCTTCTTTATAGAAGGCGACGTGGAAGGCAACCTAACAACCGGCAGATACGTAAGTTTACTGGGAAGTAAACTGCGCA